TTCCAAAGATACTTCCGTAACCTTTAATAATTCCGGCGTTTTCATCCGCATCAATTAGTTCATTGATTGGAGCCGCTTTGTAAAGAATTTGATTCATAAAAAAAATTTTTGTAAATATACGGTTTTTGATTTTTAGTTTTGATTTGATTCAAATGGTTCGAAAACAATATCGTTATTTTGTTCCGGCAATGGTTTACTATGATTATTAGTACCAAATAAAAAAATTTCATCAGGTATTCCTTTCGTAAATGCTTCGCATTCGTTTCCTAAAATATGATGTTTACACATCAAACATAAATTTGTTATCATATTGCGCCTATTATTTTTAAAGTATCTTCAAACGCCTTTATAAAACCGCTTGGAATGTTTGTATTTGTTTGTATTGCTGCGCCTACTTCGGCCCATAATTCGCCAATCGTACTTCCGCCATATTCAGAAACTTGGTACCATTCATTTCGTAATATATTATTTTTTATTAATTGCTCACTAAAAACATTTCTCGCTCCATAGGTATAATCTACAATGTGAAACGATTCGTGTGCGGTTGTTGTATATAGTGACCTTTCGCCTTCAATAGTCCATCTTTTAGTGCTTTTTAGCTTTTGTATTTTATCTCTATAATACGCCGCTCTTTCTGCATTTAAATCCGGGCGGTTTAATATTTCCTCCCATTGTTTCAATCGATATTCTTTATTCCTTAAAAATATTTCTGCATTCTTTTTACTTAATTTATCGGCCGATTTTGAATAACTTTTTTGTAATCTTAAATATTGCGGATTGCTTGGAACTCCATTTTCTAATCTATAACCCGCAACGCCCCAACTTCCGCTCCTTTTAGTTTGAAATCCAATATCATTTTTAACTTTAGATTTATATTTTCCTAAAACATCTTCTAAAGCATTTAAAATTTCATTTTGTTTTTTTAATGTAAGGCCTTTAAAATTTACACTATCAGCAAACTTCAACATTCGTTCCTCGGCTTCTTGTAAAGTTTTAGCCGGAATAAATGCAGTATTTTCACCCGCACCAACCAACGTTGAACTAATAGCCGAAGCAACATCAGCTAAACCAAACCCGGTTGAAGCTGCGCCACCTAATCCAAAATTTATATCTATTATTTCTCCAACCGCTTGCGCTCCTTGTTTCGGAAATGGCGCAATACTACATCGGCAGTTTATAACTTCAGCAGCCGGCCCGCTTGGATCACCTGGGTACATCATTAAAGAACCCCCAACCATAAACGGTTCATTGTATGGTATTGGTTCACTTGCACCCGCTTCGGAATGCGTGCTTCGCGTTCTGTCGTCAAACGATGCAATCCATTCCTTCATCATTTGTGCGCCCGGAAATATAGTTGTAGCGGATTCCATTGTTGCAAAGTTAGCCGCGTTGGTTGCTTCCGTTCGAACTAAACGTTCCGATTGATATTTTGAATATCTATTGAATTGGCTTTTTAAAATACGGCCCTTTTCTGTATTTCCTAACGTCATAAATTCAGGATCACGCATTAAATTTTGCGTCACCTGAATAAGTGTTTTTTTTGCAGTTCCTGAAACTAAAGTAACTCTTTGCGCACCAATAGCGGAACCAAATGAAGCAAATTTATTTGTCCATTGATCAGCATATTGATTCGGATTAACGCCTTTAGATAAATATTTATCATAATTCTTTGCATACCATTTTGCAAATTGCAATCCAATATCTGAATATAAATCCCGGTATATTTTAAGCAAATCTTTGTCTTCAAATAACAATTGAAAATTCGTTTGGCCTTCAGCTAAAAAAGAAATAACGCCTTTATTATATTCGCTTTTATAATATCGCTTTACTTTTGATAATTGGCTTTTTTCTGCTTTGTCTAATTCCTTTTCAAATGCGGTTTGCCACTTATTTCTGTTTATCTTCATACGTTGCAACCTTAATTCCTTTTATTTCTTGTTTAGGTGTTTCAGTTTGTTTTAAAAACTTATTTACATCAACATCAATAGGTTTAATCGGTTCATCGATTTGATTAGAGTTCACCGGGATTAAATTAGCCGGAATAAAATAATCATTTAATACCTCACTTTCTTCATCAACCCCGTAAGACATAACAGAACGTTTTTCGTTTGGTGTTAACCACCACGCTTTCAATAATTGGTCAACTACTTTGTCCGCCTCTTCTTGTAGTTCAGGAATAACAGTAAAATCAAACTCAATACATACATTCCCGTATTTTGGGGCCAACCAACGATTTAATTCGTCTTTTATTTTAAGTAATTCAGGAATAACGGCATTTTGATATAAGGCTTTTTTAGCCTCGCGCATATTGTTGTAAGAACTTGAATCAGTATTATTTAATAATTGAACCGGAACGTTGTAAACGTTACATAAATCCTTTACAGATGCGTTATATTGTTCGATTAAAGATATATCCGCCGCATTTAAACCAAAGTTAACCCACGATAATTTCTTTGGTGTTATAATAACATCACCGGCATTTTCAGATCCTTGGAATTGCCTTCTGAATTTATCTTTTAATTGTTGCGCTTGCACTTCATTTAAATCACCCTCTTCAGACATCAGTAACCCTCGGGCCGTTTGATTCTGTAAATATTTAACTCCCGTTTGAACCGCCTCGTTGTTTGTTGTTAGCGAACGCAATCCGGCACGCAATGGCGATTGCCCATATAAATGCGAACCCGTTCCGTCATAATACGGGTTAAAATCTTTTATATGGCATATTTCAGATGCGGGAACTTCAAAATTCCCGTTATAATTAACCTTGTAACTTCGAACTGGTTCCATAATACCGCCCGAAACAATTTCCATTACTTGCGAAGGCATTACATACATTTCAGTAAATTTACCTTGCTTTGGCCCTGAATCCGGCCCAATTCCATAGATATATCTGTTTCCCGTTAATTTACCAAATGAAATTGCTTCAGTAAGAAACGAATTCCAAGATTGCCCGGGATTCGGACGTTCCAAAAGTTGGTGCAAATCTGTATCTTGTAATTCAACTAATGATTTCTTTTGTAATAATGCCGCTTTGTTAATTGTGGTACTGTCAATAGTTCCACTTGTTAAAGATTTATAACGTTTATAATTGTTTTTATCTTTAATTTCATAAACTTGAAACGGAATTGTTGTTGCCGCTTTAGCAATTAAATTTATTAATGAATAAATAGTTGCATTCTTTTGATAACCCTCGGTTATATATGAATCATCATTTTCAGAATTCCAAACAATTGAATCACCTAACCAATTATAAATCGCCTTGTTATAATTTAAATTTGTGTTTTGTGATTGGTTTTTTCCTAAAATTGATTTTAATTTATCTACAAATGAAGCCATATTTTATTTTAGTGTAAAATTTTCGTAAAAATACAAAATTAATAATTGTTTTAAACTATGAAAAAATTATTGATTAAGTTTCTTTCAATAGCATAAGAAGTAACATCAATGTGCTCATCGTGTTTTGCGTTCGGAAAAGTACTTACTTGCTGCAAATATGCTTCATTCCAATTGTCCTTCACTAAATAAACCCGGCCACCTTCAATAAATGGCGAAGATGCGCGCGCTCGTTCTATTTTTGAATATCTAACAAAGTTTGTTTTAAGTTCTGAAACATTGAAATTAGTTTCACGCCTTAACAATTGAACTAATGATTTACCGGATGCTTTGGGTTCGACTAATATTTGCGTAACATTCACCCCGCACGACTTAACAAAATTACCAATAAAGGATTTCAATTCAGGCATTTCTAAATATTTATCAATGCTTTTGTAAATATATAAATTATCGCCACTTTTACCGCTTATTTGAATCCCAGTTGGATCATTCTTTGTGTCTTTAGTGTAGGCACCATCAATATACATTTCCCAAACAACATCACCCGGAACCTCTGCTTTATTAATGCTTTGAAACCAACCCTTTCTCCATTCGCCACCTTCAGGCGGTGAAGGAATTTGCAAATATTGGCCCGAGAATGTATATCTGTCGGCTTGCCTAATTGCTTCGAGTTCATCAAACGAATGCTTTTCCGGCCACAAAGGAACGTTTTCATCATCCAATGCAGATAGTTTTAAATGATGCCATTGTTCACCTGATCCGCCATCTAATAAATATCCGGATAAATCTTCCTCGTGTAATCGCTGCATAATTACTATAATAGGGACATCACGACTGTTAACTCTCGAACGAATGGTTGTATTGTATCGGTTATTAATAAAAGACCTTCTAACGTCCGATAAAGCATCATCAGGCTTCAACGGGTCATCAATTATAATAGCGCCACCACTTCCGGCACCAAATCCCGTAATTGCACCCCCTGAAGATGTTGCGTACACTCCGCCTCCTTCGGTTGTGTACCATTTTTTTTGGCTTTGTGAATCTTTTTTTAATCCTATATTCCAAA